GTTGGTACGACCATCAACAATGCCATCGGCCTCAACATTAAGCCGGCGGCGCTGACCGGTGCAACGCAGTATGGCGCGTTCATCATCCCGTCATTCACGTCGGCGGCCACGGCAAACGGTCGCGTAATCTATGTACAGGTTGCGACAGCGGCATCCGCGTTCACGATGACCAATGGCGCGGGCCTCTACGTCGACGCACCGAGCATCGGCGCTGGCTCTGCGATCACGAACCTCTACGGCGTCTACATCGCCGCGCAGAGTGGGGCCACCACGCTCAATATCGGCCTCTACAACGGCGGGACGACGACGTTCGTGGGGGCGCTGACGGCAGCCGCAGCCTCATTCACGACGCTGGCTGCGAGTCAGAACTTGACCTTGGGTAGTCTGGCCGCAAACCCCGGCATCGGCATTCGTATCGGGGGAACCGGCGCTGTCGCTGGTGCTGGTGTAACTGCGTACGGGCTGCTTGCTGATTTTCTCTTCCCAAGTGGAACCACCACCAGCGGTCAGGTGCTGCGCGTACAACTTGCGACTGCGGAAGCAGCGTTTACGATGGTTACTGGTACCGGAATTTACATTGACGCTCCGAGTATCGGCGCGACGTCCGCTATCACGAACGTGTACGGCCTGTACATCGTCAATCAAACGGGCGGCGGCACGCTCAACTACGCCATCAGATGTAACGGTGGGCAGGTGAATCTCAGCCTACCGACGAGCGCGGCGGGCCTGGCGGCTGGTTCTCTGTGGGCAAACTCCGGCATCGTAACGGTCGCTTGATGCGCCCCTCCCCCGCCGAGCGCTACTCCTTCCACGGAATCCGTAATGTCTGACTTGACCGTGACGAACGCCGACCTTTGGTCCGCGCTGGTCCCCGTCGCCCCGTCTACCGAAGGCGCACTCCTGCATCTCGCCGCGCTCGATCTGCCCGGCATCGCCTCCTACGCCATCAAGAAGCTGAAGCGGAAGGCCGTTGAGGAGTACGCCGATCTCGACGCGGCCCGCCTCGCGCTCGTCCAGAAGTACGCCGAGAAGGACGCGGCGGGCAAGGCAGTGCCGACCGAGGACGGCAAGGGGACGGTGATCGCTGATCCCGCCGGATTCAATGCGGACTTCCAAGCTATCCTCAAGCAGTCCGTGACGCTCGCGGGATGCCGTCAGATCGCGCTCTCGGAGCTTGGCGACGTGAAGATTTCCGCGAATGTATTGGACGCGCTGGATGCGTTCATTGTGGAATCCGCCGCCTAGATGGCTGAGAACCCGTTCGTCGAGTTTCAGGCCAAGTACGGGAATGACTGGGTAGGGCTGGTCCGCGATGTCTTGGCGATGGAGCCGGATGCCGACCAGTCCGAACTCCTGACCGCTGTCCAGAACGGGGAGCGGCAAATCTCATGGCGGTCAGGTCACGGCGTCGGAAAGAGCCAAGGCCTCGCGTGGTGCGCAGTGGCCCATTCCCTGACCCGGTATCCGCAGGCCACGGTCGCCACGGCCCCGACCTCGGCGCAGTTGTTCGACGCCTTGGCGGTGCGGACCAAGGAAGCGTTCAAGAAGCTCCCGCTGCCACTCAGGGAACTGTTCGAGGTCAAGGCGGAAAGTATCATACTTATTGCCGACCCCGAAGGATCGTTTGTCACGTTCCGTACGTCCCGAGCGGAAACACCGGAAGCTCTGGCGGGTGTTCACGCCGAGAACGTCCTGCTGATCGCCGACGAAGCCTCGGGTGTTCCCGAAGCCGTGTTCACGGCGGCGGCAGGGTCGATGTCTGGCAAGGCGACGATGATACTGGCGGGCAACCCCGTCCGTACATCGGGCCGGTTCTACGACACGCACCACCGCCTCGCGTCGTCGTGGCACACGATCCACACGAGTTGCGTAGGGCATCCGCGGGTCACGCCAGAGTTCATGGCGGAGCAGGAAGCCCTCTACGGCCTCGACACCAACGACTACCTCGTCCGCGTCCTTGGGGAGTTCCCCCGTGCCGAAGCAGATGCGGTGATTGCGTACGAGCTGCTCCAGTTGGCGCTCACCCGCGATGTGCAACCGACGTTGGTGCGTCCCATCTGGGGCGTGGACTGTGCGCGGTTTGGGTCAGACCGCTCGACACTGGTGAAGCGCCTCGGCAACACCGTCCCGAAGGACCCGCCGAAGACGTGGAAGGGTTTGGAGACGATGGAACTCACGGGGCAGATCAAGGCGGAGTGGGACCAGACGCCGGAACTGGACCGCCCGGAAACCATCTGTGTTGATGCGATTGGGTTGGGCGCCGGAGTGGCTGATCGCCTCAACGAGTTGGGACTGCCTGCCCGAGCCATTAGCGTGAGCGAAAGCCCAGCCTTGGGGGGCAACTACCTGAACCTGAAGGCTGAACTCTGGTTCCTCGCGAAGCAGTGGTTCGTCGAGCGTGCCTGCACACTGAATAATCAGCACGAACTCGCCGCCGAACTTGGGTGGCCCCGCTTTGGCTACACCTCCTCGGGCAAGGTGAAGGTCGAGGGAAAACAGGAAATGAAAAAGCGCACGAAGAAGTCCCCCGACTTGGCTGACGCCTTCGTGCTGACCTTCGCTGCCCCTGCTGTTTCCGCGCTCTACGGAAGTCTCGGAAGTACGAGCTGGAAGGAACCCCTCATTCGCGAGATCAAATGTCTGGTCTGAAGAAACACAAGTTCGCCAAGGTCAAGGTCGAGCAACCAGCGACACTCACAGACGTGGAAGGGGCCGCAGCGGAATCGCTCGCGGCCTTTGTCGCACAGAAGGTGGCCGGTGATCCCCGTGGTGCCCCGCTCACTCTGCCCGCTGGCATCGTCCCGCTTCCCCTCGGGAACCCGACGCCGCTGGCCGAGGATGCGGGTGAGACGCCGATTGCCGCCCCGCTGGCCGCCGAACTGGCGACGGCGCTTGAGCGATCCTTCGCGCCGGTCCCGTACATCGCGCTCGACCCGTGCGGACTGGACGACGCTTGCAAGAACTCCAACATCACGGTCGTCTCGAACGAGAACAAGCCCTACCCCGTGCTGATGACGCCTGCCGGGGAACTCCCGCTCGCCCACAGTGACGTGGCGCGGAAGCTCCCGATTGGCGCGTACATCCTCCGCATCGCGCCGACCGTGGGTCGTTTCCGGCGGATCGGGGGTTCGTTGCAGAACCCCAACGGAACGATGGTGCCGATTGAGGATGGCATGGAGTTCGTCGCCGAGCAACTCGACGCCGCCGTAGGTCGACCCAAGCTCTACACCAAGACCGCCCGCGAGGCCGTCCGACAGTTCGGCAAGCACTTCCACGATCACAAGGACTAAGTGATGGATCGCGGCCAGGGGAACGACCCCCCATTCGTGCGCGGGCGGGATACCGGGGACGAGGAGGACACAGAGTCCATCGTCCGCATGGCCATCATCGACGCCATCCAGTACAGCGATGAGGAACTGGGGCCAGACCGTGCCCTCGCCACCGAGTTCTACGCGGGCAAGCAGTGTGGCTCGCCCGCCGAGACGGGGCGCTCTGCCGCGATCCTGACCGAAGTGCGCGACGGCATCCTCGGCGTCCTGCCGTCGTGCATCCGTGTCATTCATGGCCCCGAACACGTCGTCGATGTGGTGCCGAACCGGGCCGATACGGTGGCACAGGCCGAGCAGGCCACAGACTACCTCCGGTACATCTACGAGCAGGACAACAAGGGGCTGCTGGTTACCCACAGTACGCTCAAGGATGGCCTGCTCAAGCGGCTCGGCGTCATCAAGTGGGGTATGGACGAGGGCGTGGTTCCTCGCACGACGGTCTATCGTGGGCTGGACCGCGAGCAACTGGCCGAGTTGGCCTCCGATGATCGGGTGACGCTCTCGGCTCCGCAGCACGCGGGTGAGGGGCTGTACGACATCGAAGCGACCGTCATGGAGCCGCAGGGCCGCATTTGGGTGAAGCCGGTGCCGCCCGACGACTTCTTCTGGAACCGCGAGGCGCGGTCGCTGGAGGACTCCATTCTCGTCGGCCACCGGGAGCGGCTCACCCGAGGCGAGTTGCGCGCGATGGGCGTGTCCGAAGACGACATCGAAGAGTATGGTGGCACTATCGGTGAGTCGACGTTGACGCCCGAGGAGATCGCGCGTCGCACGAATGCCGTATCGGGGTTCAGTTTGGACCCGGAGATGGGTGTCGAGAATCGCCGGATGCTGTTCTGCGAAGTGTACATGATGTTGGGCGTGCCGGGGACGGATCGGACGGAACTCCGCCGCCTCTGGACGCTCGGCTCGTCCCACCAACTGATTCGCAACAAGCCCGCGACCGAACGGCCCTTTGCGATGTTCTGCCCCGACCCCGAGCCGCACGCGATGCTCGGCGGGTCGTGGTATGACTTGCTGAAGGAGCCGCAGAAGATCAACTCGCAGTTGCTCCGTGGGATGCTGGACTCGCTCAGTATCAGTCTGTTCCCGCGTCCGATCTACGTGGATGGGCAGGCGAGTGTGGCGGACATCCTGAATACCGCGATTGGCGCTCCCGTCAGAGAACGCCAGCCCAACATGGTCCGGTGGGACGCCGCCCCGTTCACTGGCGAGAAGGTCATGCCGATCATGGGGTTCATGCGCGACGTGATCGAACGCCGCATCGGCCAGAAGGACGGCGCCGGTGGCCTCGACATGGACGCCCTGCAATCCACAGGCAAGGAAGCCGTCACCGCCGCGATCACTGCGGCCACGGCCCAGTACGAACTCATTGTCCGGTTGTGGTGCGAGCAGGTCGGCAAGCCCCTCATGCGTGGCCTGTTGCATCTCGCGACGCTGCCGCAGAGCAAGGATCGCATCATCCGGTTGCGCGGGGCCTATGTCCCCGTCCAGCCCGCGACGTGGGACCGCGACATGGATGTGACCGTGAGCGTCGCGCTCGGGTCGATGGACACGGCGAAGAAGATCGCAACGCTGGACGCCGTGATTGCGGACCAGAGCACGATCCTCTCGACCTACGGTCCCGACAATCCCGTGGTCAGTATCGCAATGCTGCGGAACGCCAAGGCCAAGCGACTGTCGTTGTCGGGCATCAAGGACGTGGAGAGTTACTACAAGCCGGTGGACCCGAACTGGCAGCCCCCGCCCCCCGCCCCCCCGCAGCCGTCGAGCGACGAACTGTGGATTCAGGCCGAGAAGCAGATGGCCTTCGAGAAGGGCATGAAGGAGCTGGCGATCAAGCAGGACGAGTTGGCAATGAAGGTTGCACAGAACGAGGCCGACAACGCCTTCCGCGACCGCGAACTCGCCCTGAAGGAAGAGGAGTCGGTGCGGAAGTTGACCGAGGGTCCGCACAACGCCGAGATCGAACGCCTGAAGGCCGAGATGGCGAGCGCCGACAACGACGCCCGCATTGCGTCGCAGGAGCGGATCGCCGCCGAACAGAACGCGGTCACGCTCCAGAAGGCTGTGATGGACGCCGAACTCCAGAAGTACATCGCCGGGCTGGAAGCTGATACGGCACGACATGCCGCAGAGGTTGCCGCCGTGGCCAAGGCATCCACGCCTGCACCCGAGCCGAAGGAGAAGGTGGCCCCGGTGACCGTCAATGTTGGTACCCGAGACGCCGGAGATGGTGAATGAGTGAAATCACCGAAGCGGGCCAGCGCATTGAGGCGTTCCTGCGGGATGACGCGGTACAGGCCGCACTTCTCGCCATGAAGGACTACAACTACACGCTGTTCGTGGGCGCAGTGGATGACCGGGGCCGCCAGATGGCACAAGCCCAGGCACTTGTCTTGGCCGAGTTTGAGCGGTCGATGCGCGCCACGGTGGATGCAGGACAACGCGAGATACAGGAACAGGAACAGCGCGACCGCGCTCTGCCCTCTCGCTAACCCGTAGGAGTTATGGCTGAAATCGTACAGATGTCTGAGCAGGACGCGGGGAGCGCCATCGACGGACTCTTGGCTGCTGATCCCACTCCGGCCCCGAAGGCCGAGGGTGAGGGCGAGTACCGCGAAGTGAAGTTCAAGGCCAAGGCGAAACCCGCCAAGCCCGCCCCGGAGCCAGTGCGTACCGACAAGCCGCTGCCGATCACGGCAGAAGACGGCACGCCCGATGAAGGGGCGGAGGAAGACGAACCTCCCGTAAAAGCCGAGGCGAAGCCGGAGCCTGAAGACTCGGAAGTGGACTCGGAAGACGAGGATACGCCCGCCCCACGAATGCTGAAGGTGAAGGTGGATGGCATCGTGGAGGAGCGGCCCGAGGAGGAGGTCATCGCGGGGTACTCGCGCACCGCCGACTACACGCGCAAGACGCAGGCGCTGGCGAGGGAGAAACAGGAGTTCGTTGAGCAGGAACTGACGCCCGTGCGCGCCGAGCGAGCGCACTACGCGGACGTGATTGCCCAGTTGGAAACGGCCATCAAGTCGATCCTGCCCGAGACGGAGCCGGATTGGAATGCGCTGCGGGCGCAGGTGTCGCCCGAAGAGTTCACGCAGGCGTTTGCCGAGTACCAGGGCCAGCGCCAGCGCATCGAGAAGATCAACGCGGAGAAGGCGCGGGTTGCGGCCCTCCAAGACGACGATAGCAAGAAGGAACGGAACGCCAGGCTGATTGCCGAGCGCGGGAAGTTGCTGGATGCCCTCCCGGAGTTGAAAGACCCCGAGAAGGGGAAGGGACACGCAGACGACCTTACTGCGTACATCGTGTCACTCGGGTTTCCCGAGGAAGGCATCGGTGCCGTGGAAGATCACCGCTTGTTTGTCATGGCTGAAAAGGCTCGACGTTGGGACGAATCCCAGCGCCGTCGTCCGAAGATCGAGGAAAAGATTGACCGCGCCTTGGACACCATCAAGCCGTCCGGCGTGAGATCAGTTCCTCGAAGGTCGGAGACGGAGCGAGCCAAGACACGACTCGCGGAAACTGGCCGCTTTGAAGATGCGGCCTCACTGATCTCCAAGATGCTCTGACCACGTTAGGGCATCCCCACACAGGATGCACGCATGACCATTCTCACCAACACCTACACCCGGTTCGACCTGATCGGCGGACGGGAGTCCCTGTCAAACATCGTAGATAATATATCTCCGACCGACACCCCGTTCCTGACCAACTCCGGGGTCACCAAGGCCACGGCTGTCTTCAACGAGTGGCTGACGGACTCGCTCGCGACGGCGGTCAGCACGAACCAGCAGTTGGAAGGCAACAACATCACGTCGTATACCGCTGTGGTGGCGGCCGTCCGCCTCGGCAACTACGAGGAAATCGCCAGCAAGACCGCTTCGCTGTCGGGCACGGTGCAGGCCGCTGTCGCGGCTGGTGGCGTGAACACGATGGGCTATCAGGTCGCCAAGGCGGCGAAGGAACTGAAGCGCGACATGGAAACCTCGCTGCTGGCGAACAAGGCCGCGAGCGCAGGCAACACGACCACGGCCCGCGTCTCCGCTGGCCTGCCGAACTTCATCAAGACGAACTACGACAAGGCCGCGGACGGCACGATTCCGACCTATACGTCGGTGCCGAACGCGCTGTGGATCGACGGCACGGAGCGTGCGTTCACGGAGACGATCACCAAGAACGTGCTGCAACAGTGCTACACGTCGGGCGCGGACACCAGCACGATCCTGCTGGGCGCGTTCAACAAGCAGGCGTTCTCCGGCTTTGCTGGCGTCGTCGAACTGATGGCGAATCAGGGCAAGTCGCAGGCCACGATCATCGGTGCTGCCGATGGCTATGTCAGCGATTGGGGCAAGCTCTCCATCGTGCCCGACCGCTTCCAGCCCGCCAGCCGGGCGTTCTTCATCGACTGGGACCGCGTGAAGGTGGCGTACTATCGCCCGTTCACGACGATCCCGCTGGCGAAGACCGGCGATGCGGACAACCGGCTCGTGCTCGTGGAGTACGGCCTCCAGGTGACGAACGAGAAGGGGTTGGGTGCCGCGATGGACCTGACGACCGCGTAACACCGCAGGATGCATTAGGACGGGGGTGGCCTTCATGGGTCATCCCCGTTCGCCTTTCCCTCTTTCCCCGCCCTATGGCACTCGTCAACAAGCGACTGTTCGACCACGATCCGCAGACCGGGATCACCGAATACTACTACGACGATACGGCGACGGGTGGGTTTGTCATTGAGCAGGTGCAGGACGTAACCGAAATCATCGAACTGAACAAAGCCAAGCGGAACGACGACACGGGCCGGTTCCGCGATCTCCATCAAATCTCGTCGATGCCGCTGACGATCCTCATGCAACTGGCGAAGGAGGGCATCGTCACGATGGGGTTCAAGATTCTTGACGAGAAGCGGTGGCGGGCTTGGCTGAACGACCCGGATAACGAAGCGTGGCGCACCAAGCGGTGTCGGGTATGACCGCCCTCGTCAATGACGCTGGCGACGTGCAGTACAAGGTGCTCGTCGCGGTCCCGTGTGGTGAGAGCGTGAAGGCTGGGTTCGCGATGGACTTGGCGCTCATGCTGGCCTACACGACGTTCGTGCGCCCGGCGATGGTCGTACGCCTCGACTTCCTGAAGGGCACGTACCTGCCCCGCGCTCGCGCTCGGCTGGTGCAGGACGCCATGAACGAGACGTGTACGCATATCCTCTGGCTCGACTCGGATATGCGGTTCCCGAAGGATACGCTGCTCCGGCTTTTGGGCCATGAGAAGCACGTTGTCGCGGCGAACTACGCGATGCGCCAGCCTCCCATCCTCCCGACCGCTGGCGACGAGGCCGGGAACCCGATGTTCGATGTCGAGGACTTGGCCGAAGCGAAGCACGCGGGGATGGGCGTGATGCTGACCAGCATCGACGTATTCCTTGCGATAGGGAAGCCGTACTTCGCACTCGGCTACAACCGGGGGCTGGATGACTACTCCGGCGAGGACACGTTCTTCTGTGAACGCGCCCGCAAGGAGGGCTTCGCCATCTGGATTGATGGCCCGCTCTCTGAGGAAGTGCAGCACTTGGGCGAGTTCCCGTATGAGATGGCTCACGCACGCATGACCCTAGAGGCCGCGAAACATGGCGCTCACCAGTAGAACCGAGTTGCTCGCGGCGATTGCCGATTGGCTTGGACGGAGCGACCTCACGACCGCCATTGCCGCTGACTTTGTGCCTCTTTGCGAGGCTGAGATGAAGCGGCGCATTCGCCGGACCACCAGTTCCACGACGATCTACATCTCGGCGGGGAACATGGATGGCCCGACTGACATGGCCTCGCCCATATCGCTGCATCTCGATTCGGCGGACGTGTATCAGGACGCGCCGCTGAAACTCAGCACGCCCGAGATGCTTTACGAGCATCGCGCCACGTACGGTGGGGTCGCGGGTCGTCCGACGCGCTGGGCGTTCTACGATAGCCAGTTGCAGTTCTCGCCCGTGCCTGACCAGTCGTACGACGGCATCCTGCTCTACAATGTGCAGTTGACGCCGCTCAGCGCATCGGTCGCCAGCAACGCGATTCTGGTGGAAGCCCCCGACGCCTACCTGTTCGGCTCGCTCTTGCAGGCCGCGCCGTACTTGGAGAATGACGAGCGGATTCCGGTCTGGCAGGCCAAGTTCGACGCCGCGATTGAGCAGTTGAACCATGTGCGCGAGGACGAGTCGTACGGTGGTGGCCAGAAGGAAGTTCGCCTCCCTGTCGTCTTCGGCTAGATCATGGACAAGCTGCTTCCGCTCAAGCTCCCGCCCGGAATGCGGAACACGGGGACGGTCTACCAGTCGAAGGATCGCTGGAACACCGGCAACCTTGTCCGGTTCTTCAATGACACGATTCAGCCGATTGGGGGATGGACGAAGCGCACGCTGACCAACGGGACGGCGGCCCACGCGGCCGGGTTTTTCGTGGCTGGCCGATCCTATACGATCAGTTCAATCGGTGGTTCACCGACCAACTTCATGGCCATCGGCGCGTCTGCCAACACCATCGGCATCACGTTTACCGCGACGGGAGTGGGGTCCGGAGACGGAACGGCGACTCCGCAATACGCGGGCACCGTGAGTGCCGCGCATAGTTGGTCTGATGCAAGCGGGATAGCGTGGATTGCGGTGGGAACGACGATGGGGCTTTTTGTCGTCAAGGACTCGACGAATGTGGTCTATGACATCACGCCATACGCATTCTTGCCTTCGAGCAGTGTGGTGTGGTCTTTGGACAACTTCGGCGGGTGGCTCGTGGCGACACCGGGCAATAAAACACCCGGAACAGTAGCATCCAACCAACTCCCGTTCGTCTGGAAGGCCAGCTCTTCAATCCCCGCCTCCCAATGCGACAGTGTTTATACGAGCGCCTACACCCCAACCTCCGACTGCTTTACTAACATCGCCGCCCTCGTGGCGACTCCCGAGCGTTTCCTGATGGTTCTGAACGGTACTCCAATGAATGCGACGATAGGGTCGGCGGTGCCTGTTCTCTACGCGAACGGATAATCAATGACCGCAATCGGCTATTCTTCGCGCCGTATCGGGTGGGCATCTCAGGAGACGGTCGCGGATTGGGATTGTGCGTCGGCCACGAACACGGCAGGATTCCTCGACCTTGCCACCGAAGGCATTCTCGTCTGCGGCAAGGCTACACGCAGCGCCACGCTTATTTGGTCAACGGTTGACCTGTGGGCGGCGACATATATAGGTCAGCCGCTCATCTACCGCGCCGAGAAGGTGGGGTCGAACTGCGGGATCGTCGGGCCACACGCCGCCATTGTGCTTGACGTGGGGGCGTTCTGGATGGGAACGAGCGGATTCTTCGTGTTCGATGGATTCGTGAAGCCCCTGCCCTGCGAAGTGCAAGACTACGTGTTTGGCTCGTTCAACCGCACCTATGCCTACATGGTGTTCGCCTACGCGAATCCCGCGTTCAACGAAGTGACGTGGCACTACCCCTCTGGGGCCGCCACCACGAATGATCGGTACGTGACCTTCAACTACATCGAGGGCCATTGGGTCACCGGAACACTCTCGCGTCAGGCTGGGGTCACTCGTGTCGGGACGGGCGTAGTCCCGGTGCTCATCAATGCGTCGGGCGAGATTTTCGACCACGAAACGGCCTCGCTCCGTAACAGCGAAGGCACCGTCTCGCTCGAAAGTGGCCCGCTCCAACTGGAGGACGGCGACAATCTTGTATCCATCCAGAGCATTTTGCCTGACGATAAGACCGTGGGTGACGTGACCCTCACGATCTACACGGCCCCCAATCCCGACACAGCAGAGACGAGCAACGGCCCGTATACGCTGACGGCCAAGACGACGCTCCGGTTGAAGGCGCGGCAAGTCCGCCTGAAGCTCACGGAGGCCGTGGCGACCGCGTGGCGGGTGGGCGTGATCCGGTTGGGCGTCGTCAAGTCGAGTCGCCGCTAATGCCCACGCAAGGCGGACCCGTCACGCTCCCGACGCCGAAGGCAACGTACGATTACGAGAACGAAGCGCAGACCCGGCGCAGCATCATGCAGGCGCTCGGGAAGCTCACGGGCGGGCTGACCGATGGCGATGTGCTGACCTACATCAACGCCAAGGACTACGGCGTGGTGGGCGATGGGGCCACCGACGATACGGTAAGTCTCCAAGCCGCCCTGACAGCGGGCTACACCCTGAAGCGCGTCGTCAACTGTGGGGCACTCGTGTGCAAGATCACGGCCCCCGCAGCGGTCACGGCAGGCGCATTCGTCGTGGGGACGGGCTACACGATCAAGACGGTTGGGACGACGAACTTCACGCTGGTCGGCGCCTCGGCCAGCACGATTGGCGTGCATTTCGTGGCGACAGGCGTGGGCGCAGGCACCGGCACCGCAACGCCGTGCGCCCTGACCGTCCGTGGCCCCGGCCTTGTCTTTGACTACATCGCCCACGGGGCGAACTACAACGGGTCGGACGCAACGACCGCCGAGCCGGGGATTCTGGCGACGGGCACCGGCTACACGGCAGTCCTGATTGGCGAGAAGCCGCAGTATATCCGCTTCGCGCTCTACGGCAATAACGCGGGCGCGCGACCCGTCCTCAACGGCGTGGTCTTCCAGAACGCCCTGATGGGGGTGGTCAATCACGTTCGCGTGTACGGGTTGGCGGGATTCGGAGTCAAGATCAACAAGGTGTGGGACACCATCTTTGACACCCTGTCGCTGGAATACTGCGGCAACGATGCTAACTACGCCTTCTCCATCAACAATGATGGAATGACCAGCAACGAGATACACGTTACTCGATTGCAGGTCGAGACAGCGGTCAACCGCGCCATCCTCATTCATCCCGATACGCTCTCGTGCACGTTCTCCAAGATTCACTCGGAGCGGGCCACGGTGAGCGTCACGGCGTCCACGGCCCTCGTGACGGGGATGCTCTACACCATCACCACGACGGGCACGAGCAACTTCGTGTTGGCGGGTGCCTCGGCGAGTACGGTGGGCGTGGTCTTCGAGGCCACGGGCACCACGGCAGGCACGGGGACGGCCATGCCGGTCACATGGTCGGTGGGCGGTGCGTCGAGCGTCTATGCGTCTATGCGTTTCGATGTGGACGGGACGGGGGCGAAGGCGCTCTTGCGCGGGGCAAACACGACCTACGCCGCCCCGCGCATAGAATCTGGCATCAGCGTGGACCTGGAAGCACAGCAGTACACGTCTATCACGCTCATTGATCCCGACATCGCCGGTGTGGTGCGGGAAACGCCGAATCAACTTGGGATGATCGTGTTGTCTGGCGGCAACATGGCCACAATCAAAACCAACTGGACCGGCAACGCCAGCAATCGGTACATCACGCAGCCGATGGAAGCGACATGGACGCCCGAAGTCACGCTCGGCGGCAACACGGGCATCACGTATGCCGCACGTACCGGGCAGTACACCCGCATCGGGCGAACGGTGTTCGCGACGTGCGACGTGACCCTGAGTGGGTTCGGCGGGCGCGCCGGTGCGCTGTTGGTGACGGGCCTGCCCTTCGTCGCGGCTGAGACGGCGGGTGTGGCCATCAGCTACTACGCCGCCGTGACGAACTGGACAACCTACGGCATTATCGGGCGGGTGGACGCAGGAAGCACCGCCATCCTTCTGTCGAAGATCGACTCGGATGCCGCATCGACGCAACTCAGCAACGCGAACCTGACGGTGAACAGTCGGCTGATTCTCTCGGTCGTGTACCGCACCACGGGTGCCTGACCTCGACATAGCGGCCTACGGGCCGTTGCTGGACGCCGCCTTGGCCTACGCGGGCGGTTCGCACACACGACAGGATGTCCTCGACGCCATTGATGCGGGCACGGCGCAGTTCTGGCCCGGCCCGCATTCGTGCATCGTGACGGAGATAGACGAACAACCCCGGCACCGCGTCCTGCACTTCTTTCTCGCCGCTGGAACATCCCCGGAACTCGAAGCAATGGAGTCCGGGATTCTGGCGTGGGGACAAGAGCAGGGCTGTACGGTCGCCCGATTCGTCGGCAGGAAAGGCTGGACACGCAGTTTCTTGGCCCGCACCGGCTGGGCCGACACCGGGGTTGTTGTCATGGAGAAGCAGATCAATGGGCAAGGCGAGCGGTAAGGTCAGCAAGCAGACGACCAGCGGCGGTGGATCGGGGACGCAAGGGCCGGATGCCGTCACGCAGGGTCGAGTCACCGATATCTACGGAGCCGGTGAACGTGCCGCTGGGATGCCTCCCCCGACCGGCGTAACGGACGCGGGCAACTACTACGGTGGCGCGACGGCTGCGGGTGCGAGTGGGGTTGCGGCCTTGGGCGGGGATGCTGCCGCTGCCCAGAAGTTCATGAACCCGTACCAGCAACAGGTGATCGACGCGGCCATGAAGCAGTTCGGCGTCCAGAACACGAATACCGAGAACCAGATGAACGATGCCGCCACGCGAGCGGGTGCCTTTGGTGGCTCGCGGCATGGCGTGGCAACGGGCGTGGCGTTGGGCGAGAACCAGCGCAATCAGGGCGGCATTCTGGCCAACCTCCTGAACTCAGGGTTTGAGGGTGCGATGGGTCGCGCCGGTCAGGTCGCTGGGCTAGGGATGGGCGCGGCTGGTGCGGGCGCCGATCTTGGCATGGTCGCGGGCAACCCTGACCTGTGGAAGATGAACGTGCTGAAGCAGGGTTTCAGCGGCCTGCCCTACGGCCAGCAGTACAGCAACCGGAACAACCAGGCGCAGACCGGCACCGCTCTTGGATGGGGCTAGTACCCATGAGTCTCCTCGACCAGAGCGCGATTGCGAAGTTGCTCGCCGCGATGACCGGCGGAGCCAACCTCCCCGGCGGTCCTCCGCCCGCACAGAACGCGGCGATGGG